AACACAATTTCTGATCCTAGTGGCAATTACAGTGTATCTGTTGACCAACCTTCTTTTTTTCCTACTGAAGTACCCATGGTTGCAACCGACTATGAACTGAAAGGATTACAACCCGACAGAACAGGTCAAAATCCTTTTGCTAGGCCCGGACCTAATACGGTAAGTATGCAAGCTAACGAAACAATAGTTGGTCCTAAAGATGATCTATCACAAAGGTATTTTGCGCCGCAGGGTGCCAAATATGCGGAAGGTGGAGAGGTTAAGGATCCCGGTTATTTTAATAAAACTGCTGATGAAAATTACGATATCAAAGACTATTTATTAGACACTATTCCCAAAGGAATAAGTAAAGTGTTACTATTAAACCCGTATGAAGGGTTAGATAGACAGGTTGGAGAAGAGTTGGCGGGATACGTGGATACTCGTATGGAAAACTATAGAGCTCGAGAGTTACAAGAAAGATTAGACCGACTTTACGAAGGAATGACCCCAGAAGAGATAGAGGCTTACAAGATAGCCTTTATAAAAAATGTAGGTAGTTCAGCACCGTAATGTTAAAGGCTTTAATATCACCTATATCTAGTCTATTAGATAAATTTATCCCTGATGCAGATGAACGCGCTAAGTTAGCTCATGAAATAGCTACTATGGCCGAAAGACAGGCTCATGAAGCTAATATGGGTCAGTTAGAAATAAACAAGATTGAAGCCCAACACCGTTCTATTTTTGTAGCAGGTTGGCGGCCTTTTTTAGGTTGGGGTTTATCCTTTGCAATGGTTTGGCATTTTGTTTTAGCGCCTATGCTTATATTTGTTTTTGCGTACACAGGTGTTGAAACACCTGAACTACCTGAGTTTGACATGGGGAGTCTTATGACGGTTCTTATGGGTATGCTAGGTCTAGGTGGTCTTCGCACTTTTGAAAAAACAAAAGGTCTTACAAAATGACATTTAAACTATCTCGGAGAAGTCTGAGAAAGCTTAAGGGTGTAGACCCTAAGCTTGTCTATCTTGTAAAGGTAGCCATTACAAAAACAAACGTAGACTTTGGTGTTGTGTGCGGATTGCGCACAATGAAAGAGCAGATCGAACTTGTTGAACAGGGCGCTAGTAAAACGTATAAATCAAAACATTTAGAAGGATTAGCTGTAGACTTAATGGCGTACTGCGGTTCTCGGCCGAGTTGGGAAATAAGTTTATATGACGACATAGCAGAAGCTATGGCAGAATCTGCAAGGGAATTAAATGTTAAGGTAAGGTGGGGAGCGGCTTGGACCGTTCCGAATATAGCAGAGTGGAATGGTACTATGGAGGAGGCAATGAATAGTTATATTGACCTCAGACGAATGCAAAACCGAAGACCGTTTATTGATGCGCCTCACTTTGAAATAATCCCATAATCCTGTATTTTTTCCTAGCGCATCGTATATATATTTGCTAAGGGGGTTGTATAACATAATTCTATAACGTGTGAGGTGTTGATGGATGAAATATTAATTGCGGAAGCGACTTTCAGAATCTTGAGAGAAAGACGCCAAGCGATCATAGATTTAATGCAGTTTGGAAATGTAAAATCTATGGAGCAATATCGTGAGCTTATGGGCAACATTGAAGCCCTAAATCACGTGGAACAGGAACTCAAGGGCCTGCTAGAGAAACAGGAGCGATCTCATGACTAAATCTAAAATCGATTTGTCTGCACTACCTAAAACTATAAAAAGCAGTTTAAAGGCGGGTGCATCAGAACCAATAAAAACATCGGATAAACCTAATCTTGCGGATGCTTACACAGATAAGCCTCGGTTAAATCCTGATATGATTGGTAAATCTCTTCTTGACAGAATGCCTGAGCCTACGGGTTGGCGTATATTAGTTCTACCTTACCAAGGCAGGGCTAAAACGGCGGGCGGTATATTTTTACCGCATGAAACACAGGAAAAAAGTCAAATATCCACACAAGTGGGTTACGTACTAAAAACAGGGCCGCTTGCCTATGGAGACAAAACAAAGTTTCCATCGGGACCGTGGTGCGTGGAAAAACAATGGGTATTATTTGCTCGTTACGCAGGTTCTCGTTTCCAGATAGACGGCGGAGAAGTCCGTATTCTAAATGATGACGAGATACTTTCAACAATTTTAGATCCAGAAGATATTCATCAATTAACATAAAGGAAAAAACTTATGGAAAACCAAGAAGAAGCCGTCGATATAGAAATCGAGGTCGAGGAAACAGGACCCGAGCCCTCGGATTCGTTTGTCGAAACCACCCCTGATTCGAAAGACGACCAGTTTAAGAAAGCGGAGAGTTCAACACAAAAACGTATTGACCGTCTTACTAAAAAAATGCGCGAAGCAGAACGTCGTGAAAAAGAAGCGATTCGTTATGCGCAGGGCGTTCAAAACGAATCAGCAGGACTAAAGCAACGTATGCAGAATTTAGACAGCAATTATGTGTCTGAATTTAGTAATCGCGTCAATAGTCAAATGCAACAAGCGGAAGCCGCTTTAGCTAGAGCTATAGATCTAGGGGACGCCTCTGCAACTGTTGAGGCCCAAAGAAATTTAACAAGCTTGGCTATTCAGGCCGACAGAGCAAACCAAGCTAGGGCTCAATCAGAACGGGCACAGCAACAACAAGCGGCGGCACAACAGCAGGCAGCGGCGGCACAACAGCACGCTTCTCGTCAGCCTATGCCCGCCCAACAACCAAAAAGACCGGATCCAAAAGCCGAAAAATGGGCTTTACGAAACAGTTGGTTCGGCTCGGATGAAGCTATGACATATGCTGCTTTTGGTATACATAAAAAGTTAGTCGAGGAAGAAGGGTTTGACCCGACGAGCGATGACTACTATAGTGAACTAGATAACCGTATTGCTTCAAAGTTTAATACGGGTAAACAGGCTACTAACAGACGACCCGTTCAGACGGTTGTTGGAGCCTCTAGAAATAATTCTGGACGCAGTGGGAAAAAGGTTAGACTCACTCCTAGCCAAGTCGCGATAGCGAAGAAATTGGGTGTGCCGCTTGAAGAATATGCGAAATACGTGAAGGAGTAGATCGATGACAGAACAAACAAAACAAACAGGTTCAGCAATCAATAGGGCCCCTCGCGCCAACCAAACTAGGGAAAAACAGGCAATTCGTAAGCCTTGGGCTCCCCCGTCAATGTTAGATGCACCACCTGCCCCTGAAGGATTTAAGCATCGTTGGATACGTGCCGAAACGCGCGGTTTTGATGATACTAAAAACATCAGTGCGAAAATGAGAGAAGGTTGGGAATTAGTTCGTAAGGACGAATACCCTGACTTTGAATCTCCAGTAGTCGAAACAGGTAAATATCAAGGTGTCTTCGGAGTAGGCGGACTGCTTCTTGCCAGAATACCGTTAGAAACAGTAGCCGAGAGGACTGATTACTTTAGAAAAAGAAGTCAGGACCAAATGGAAGCTGTGGATCACGATATGATGCGTGAGAATGCACATTCATCAATGAGGATCAGTAATGCTGATCGTCAATCTCGTGTAACCTTTGGTGGCCCTAGAAAATAAAAAGGACCACCCTCTTTAGGAGAAAATCTTATGGCAAACCAAAACACTGCCTATGGTCTACGTCCTATCGGGCTTAATGGCTCTGCGGCTAACTCTACTGGGGTAACTCAGTATGAAATCGCATCCAATAATACTAATGCTATATTTCAATATGGTCTTTGCGTGCCTTTGGCCGCAGGCGTTATTGATCGTGCAGGTGCTACTAATGGTGGTACTACACAAGCGTTAGGTGTCCTGATGGGTGTAGAATACGTTGACTCAGTTTCAAAGAAACCAGTCTTCATTAACTACTGGCCCGGTTCGGGTTCTGTTAGCGTTGATACAAACCACCCTGTAAAGGCGTTTGTTGCTGACAATCCAAATCAGCTATTTAAAGTTGCGTCTGACGCTTCTTTAACCGATAGAGCAACAGCTCAAGCCGCAGTCTTCGCGAATGCGTCTTTAGGTACGTCTGCTCGTACAGGGTCTACCGACAACGGTAACTCTAATTCCGCCTTGGGCGTTTCAACAATCAACACTACAGCGACGCTACCGCTTCGTATCGTAGGTGTTATGGATGATGCAGCAAACAGCGATTTCGCTTCTGCCGGTATTCCTTTGATTGTTCGTATCAATGCTCATTTCAATGCACCAACTAGCCGTTTTGATTCGCAGACTACCGCGACATCAACTGGTATATAAGGAGGTTAACTAATGGCTATTTCAAGAAGTCAACTAGCTAAAGAGCTAGAACCCGGCCTTAATGCTTTATTTGGGCTAGAATACAATCGTTACGAGAACGAGCATGGCGAAATCTTTGAAGAGGAAAGTTCCGACAGAGCCTTCGAAGAAGAAGTAATGCTTGGTGGATTCTCAACAGCACCTGTTAAAGGCGAAGGCACTGCCATCAGCTTTGACGATGCTCAAGAGACATACACAGCTCGTTACACCCACGAAACTATTGCGCTTGCATTCTCAATTACTGAGGAAGCTATTGAAGACAATCTTTATGATCGTCTTGCATCGCGCTACACCAAGGCATTGGCTCGTTCAATGGCTCAAACCAAGCAAATAAAAGCTGCTGCTATACTGAACAATGCGTTCACAGCAGGCGCTTCTGCTATTGGTGATGGTGCAGCACTTTGTTCAAACGCGCACCCTAGTTTATCTGGAAATCAAACTAACCTTCTCGCAACAGCGGCTGACCTTAATGAAACTTCATTAGAGCAGATGCTAATCGAGATCGCAGGTATGACAGACGAACGTGGTCTTAAGATTGCTGTACGCGGCATGAAGCTTGTAATTCCAAAAGAGCTTCAGTTTATTGCAGAAAGAGTAATTAACTCTAACCTACGTTCAGGTACTGCTGATAACGATCTTAACGCAATGAAAAACATGGGTATGTTACCTGATGGAGCAGTGGTAAACCACTTCCTCACAGATAGCGACGCATATTTCATCAAAACAGATGCACCAAACGGCTTCAAATTCTTCAACCGTTCGCCAATTAAAACGGCAATGGAAGGTGATTTTGACACTGGTAACATGCGTTTCAAAGCGCGTGAGCGTTATAGTTTTGGCGTTTCAGACTGGCGTAGCGTATTCGGTACACCCGGAGCGTAAGCTTAGTTTCATAACTAAAAATCGGAAAGGGGTGACGAAAGTTACCCCTTTCTTTTTTGTATCTTATACTGTATTATAAAATAACCCTGACAGTTACATTGTGTAGCTGACATTAGCCACGACAGGAGATACACATGGCTCGTTCAACTTTTTCAGGTCCCGTCAAATCAGACGCGGCCTTCATATACCCCGTAGTAACTACCGCAAACCTACCTGCTTTTGGTTCTGTACCCGCAGGTACTGTTTACGTTATCAGCGATAACGGCGCAGGTAATAACGAATATTGTTTAGTGATTAACACAGGTGCCGCTTGGGTAACTGCCGTTGGTGCAGCACTCTCTTAAAGGAGTGACCTATGGCAGGTTCTGATGTAAGATCAAAACGCTTGACAAGCACCGGTTCTGCCGGTGTTGGTCCTGCTCGTATTCGACAAGTTCAAGTAAAAACAACCACAGGGACGCCGCGTATTACCTTTACGGATGGCAATGGCGGAGCAATTGTCCTTGATATGGATTTAGATGCCTCTGACACACATTCTGTAAACATACCCGACGAAGGTATTCGCGTAGGCGATATATACGTTTCAGTGTTTACAGCTTGTACTTCGGTTACTGTGTTTTGGGCGTAGTAAGGATTTAAAATGGCCTCAGACGTCAAAGCTACATACCTAACAGCTTCAGGTGCTGTATTTGGTGGAAGAACTCGCGTGAAAGCAATTCACTATACCTGCGGAACTAGCCCTACCTTAGTTTTAAAAAACGGGTCAGATGCAAGTGGAACTACTTTTTTAACGTTGGCTTTTGCTAACAACACCGACGATAACGTCTATGTACCTGATGAAGGTATGGTTTTTCCTGAGGGTTGCTTCGCCGTTTTAACCAATGTTTCTAATGTTACTGTGTTTTACAATTAGGAGAGTAAGGTGGCTTCTACTAAAAACGTTACTCGTACTCCATCTGGTAAAATAAAATACAGAGGTGAAGTTTTTTCAGGCTACAACAAACCTAAACGAACTCCCGGTAAAAATAAAAAAAGCGCGGTTTTAGCTAAAAAAGGGGATCAGATCAAACTTGTTCGGTTTGGTGATCCTAATATGAAAATAAAAAAAGCACAGCCTGCTCGACGAAAAAGTTTTAGAGCTAGGCACAAATGCGAAACGTCTAAAGATAAATTCAGTGCCCGATACTGGTCGTGTAAGGCTTGGTGAAGTATGGGCCGTGACCGTATATATCGTAAAATATACGTAGAGGCACATGGTCCTGTGCCTAAAGGGTATCATATACACCACATAGATGGCGACCGAAACAATAATGATATTGAAAACTTGATAGCTGTCACCCCTGAAGAACATCATCGTCTTCACCTAGAAATGGGTTTTCCTTGGAAAGGGGATAGAAAAGGTTGGCTTATAGGTGCCTCGGAAGCGGGCTCTAAAGGCGGTAAGGCTAAGTGGTTAAAATTACAAGCAAAAAAGTCAGCGGAAGATCTGTCGGAAATAATGCGTAAGATGTCTGGTAAATCCCCTCGTTTTAAAGGTAAGTTTCATACTAAAGAAAGCATAGATAAAATGAAAGAAACCTTTGCAAAAAAACCTTTTTGGGTTTGCAGGTGCGGTAAAAAAATAAAACTTAATGAAGGTAATATATTACAACACAAAAGAGCTTGCTCAGAATGGATTTTGACATGAGAAATGAAGATATACTAGCAAGGCTTGAAAAGCATGAAGCTGAGTGTAATTTACGTTATAAACGCATTGAGGAAAGACAAAACGAGTTTTTGACTTCTTTAAAATCTGTGGGTAACAAACTTTGGGGTGTTATAATTATAATAATAGGAATGCCTTTTTTCCAAGCTTTTATAGGTTAAAATATGGCGTATTCAAAAAAATCTAAAAAATCCTCGCCAAAAAGTAAGGGTAGTAAGATATGTCCAAAAGGTAAAGCTTGGGCAGAAAGAACTTTTGATACTTATCCGTCAGCGTATGCTAATTTAGCGGCATCTAAGTATTGTAAAGACCCTAATTACGCAAAGGCTAGTAAAAAAAAGAGTAAGTAAATGGGTAAATTAAAGGAGTGGTTAAATGAAGACTGGGTCAGAGTTGATAGCAGCGGTAACATCGCGGGTAAATGTGGTACTTCAAAAAATAAAAAAAATCCTGATAGGTGCCTTCCAAGAGCTAAAGCGAATAGTCTTAGCAAGTCTCAAAGGGCTACAACAGCTCGTAAAAAAAAGCGTGAAGGCGCTAAAGGAAAGCAAGTTGTTTCAAACACTAAGGCGGCCAAAGTAAAACGCATGTCTAAGGGTGGTGTTGTTGCAAAAGGTTGCGGCAAAATTCTATCAAATCGTCGTAAACTCACAAAAGGGTCGGTTTCTAGGTTATGAATTTAGATTTCTACAGTGATCCTATTGAAAAAGAAATTGTAACCGAAGTCATGAGGTGGTCGGAAGAAGTTTTATCTATACCTTCCCCGCTTTTTAATAACCTACCGCCGTGCCCTTACGCAAAAAAATCTTTATTAGAGCAGAAAACAGCGCTACTTTTTAAAAAAGAAGACAACTATCAACAGTTGTATTCCTGTATTTCTCAGTTTGACGATAATTTTGAACTAGCTATCATCATTGATTTAGCGAACGATAAAACCGCGGAAGAGTTTCATGAGTATTTTCATGATTTAAACGAAGCTATATCCAACGGTATGTTTATTGATAAGGATATATGGGTTATGGGTTTTCACCCGGATGACGAGCCTAGTGAGTTTGTGGAAGAAGTAACTTTTGATTATGAAAATGACACAACTTATTGTATGATATTTGTACAAAGGTTATCCGTTTTACAGAAAGCCGCAGATAAGTTGAATAAAAAAGGTTATTATGCTAGTTATGGTGACGAGTATGATGCCGAAGACATATATGAAATTAGAAATCAGCTATATAGGAGACTAAAAAATGGCGATGAAACCTAGAAAAATAAAGAAAAAGCCTACTAAGAAAATTCCGGGCGGCCCCGTTCGTCCCGCAGGGTTTGCGGCAGGGGCGGCTCTTAGAAAAAAACTAAAAGCAAAAGCAGGTGCAAAGCCTACAGCCGGCAGACAACTAAAAGCAACAAAGAAGCCTGTTAAGAAAATGCGAGGCGGAGGCATGGTTAAGAAAATGCGAGGCGGAGGCATGGTTAAGAAAATGCGTAAAGGCGGAGCCGTTAGAAAGAAGAAGTAAATGTCCTTATCGGGTAGTAAAGACTTTGAATTAGACGTAGCCGATTACGTTGAAGAAGCTTTTGAGCGGTGTGGCTTGGAGGTACGTACAGGCTATGATCTAAAAACAGCGAAACGGTCGCTTAATTTATTGTTAGCGGATTGGGCCAACAGAGGCTTAAATCAGTGGACAATAAAACAGCGGTCACAAGCGCTTGTTCAAGGTACGGGTAATTACAATCTGGATAAGGATATTATTGATATTCTATCGGTTGTTGTTCGAAGAGACGGTACGGACTATTCTTTGGAAAGATTAAGCCGTGACGAGTATTTAACAATACCCACAAAGACTACACAAAGTCGTCCTAATCAATTCTTTTTGGATAGACAATTAACACCTAGCCTAAAGTTATGGCCTGTACCTGAAAATAGTACAGACGTTGTATATTATGACGCATTAACTCGTATGGATGATGCCGATGTTTATACTAATACAATGGACTTACCGTTTAGGTTTTACCCCTGTTTAGCGGCGGGTCTAGCGTATTATATTGCTTTAAAGAGAGCGCCTCAGCGCATACAGGTTCTTAAGTCAATCTACGAGGAAGAGTTTCAAAGAGCTGCGGAAGAAGACCGAGATCGTGCTTCCTTTAACGTAGCCCCTAGCTTTTCGACATACAGGATAGGCTGATGGCTAAGTTTGCGTCTGGTAAAAAAGCATATGCTATTTCAGACCGCTCAGGTTTTCGTTATCGTTATAAGGATATGCGGAAAGAATGGAACGGGTTACTGGTGGGACCAGACGAGTTCGAAGCTAAACAGCCTCAACTAGGCCCCTTTCGTAAGGTAAACGACCCTCAAGCTTTGAAAGAGGCTCGACCACAACCTAATAATCCGACCAGTGCTTTTTTGGTGGTAACAACAAACGGTATAGTGTATTTAGGTAACGGTAATTGGAGCACGGCAGGCGTAGCCGAAATGCCTTCTGAGCTTGATATAACCAATGCTTTAGACGGAGGTGTTGGTACAGTAACGGTGGTAACAACATGAGTTTTACATATGCACAGCTAAAAACCGCAGTACAGGATTATGCAGAAAACGATGAAACGTCTTTTGTAAACAACTTACCTGTATTTATAAGACAAGCTGAAGAACGTATACTTAAAAACGTACAATTAAGTTTGTTTCGTAAAAATGTCAGCGGTAACATGAGCATAAATAACCAGTACCTTGCCTGTCCTTCTGATTTTTTAGCACCTTTTTCCCTATCGTTCACGGATGCTGCTTCTAATAAAACATTTTTGGATTTTAAAGACACTGATTTTGTGCAGTCTTTTAATCCTAATTCGTCGACAACAGGTAATCCTAGATACTACGCCTCTTTTGATGTTGATAATTTTATAATAGGACCAACGCCAGACGCTTCACGTGTCGTTGAGCTTCATTATTTTTACAGACCTGCAAGTTTAACAGCGGGTGCTGAAGGCGCGACCACGTGGCTAAGTGAAAACGCGCAAGTAGCGCTTCTGTATGGAACACTTGTTGAAGCTTATATATACATGAAGGGTGAACCCGATATGATGGCGCAGTACGAAAAACGGTTTGCTGAGTCGGTAAACAGTATGAAAATGTTAGGCGAATATAAAGAAGTTACAGATCAATACCGTCAAGGGTTGGTAATAAGGGAGAAATCATGACATTTCCTGCCCTTAAATTAGATTTAAACCCCAATTACGCTGTTGACGTACACACTACAACGAATCGGGGTTTTACACCAGAGGAAGTTGCGGAGCGCTGCGCGGATAAAATTATCTCCATCAGCGACAATGCCGACCCTGCTATAAAGGCTCAAGCACGTGCCTTTCGTACTCATATTGTAAAAGTTTTAGAATTTTATATGCACGAGGCGATAAAAAGTGATAGAACCACTGTGTATAACGCGATAAAAGATGCCGGACATCTCGACCTTGCAAACTTAATTAGGAGACTATAACCATGGCTTTTTCAGGCAATTTCATGTGTACGTCGTTCAAGAAAGAGCTCTTGTACGGTGTCCACGACTTCGATCTCTCTTCGGGAGATACTTTTAAAATAGCGCTTTACACCAATTCAGCTACATTTACCGCAGCTACTACAGCCTATACAACAGGTAATGAAGTAAGTGGTACAGGATACACTGCGGGAGGCGGTGCGCTTACAAACGTAGATCCAACAACTTCAGGCACAACAGCCTTGACAGATTTTGCGGATGAAACATTTTCTAACGCGACTATTACTGCTCGAGGGGCTCTAATATACAATACTACACCCAACACAACTAGCTTGTCGGTTACAAACCCAACGGTTGTTGTTTTAGATTTTGGTTCGGATAAATCATCTTCGTCAGGTGACTTTACTATTGTATTTCCAACAGCCGACGCAACTAATGCCATTATTCGGATAGCGTAATGTCAAGTGTTACCGTTGCTTTCTCGGGGTGGAACTCTTCCACTCAGGGTTGGGGCAGTGGTGGTTGGGGTGAAGATGTTGCTTTACCCAATGCGGCGGGATCGGTTGGTACGGTTACAGTCGATGCGGAAGCTAATGCTCCCGTAACCGGTCTTTCCGCTACAGGTAGTGTGGGATCCGTATTAGTTACAGCGGTAACTAGCGTATTCGTTACAGGGGTGTCTGCTGCAGGTGCGGTAGGGTCCACTACCGTTACGTTAGGTGCAAACGTCTCTGTTACAGGGGTTTCTGCTACAGGTAATGTAGGTTCTACCACGGTTGTTATAAATACAGAGGCACCTGTCACAGGGGTGTCTGCTGTAGGTAATGTAGGAACCGTATCTGTCAGCGGTGATGCTAATGTAGGGGTTACAGGTTTATCTGCTACAGGTTTAGTGGGAGATGTAACAACTGCGATAGGTTCTACGGTAAGCGTAACAGGTTTATCTGCTACAGGTGCTGTAGGAACAACTACCGTAGAGGTGTCTCAAACAGTAGATGTAGTCGGCCTTTCTGCTACAGGTAATGTAGGAACAGTAGGTGTATCCGCTGCCGCTAATACAGGGGTTACAGGGCTATCGGCTACTACATCCGTAGGTTCTATAACTGTAAAAGTAGGTCAGACTGTATTTGTTACAGGCTTATCGGCCACAGGTTCCGTTGGTTCTGCTACGGCAACCGGAGGAGCCTCTATCTATGTCTTAGGTGTATCGGCAACAGGAATTGCGGGTAATGCTTTAGTTTATGGAAACATAATACCGAATCAAGACCCTAACTACAATGGTATTGAACCTAATCAAAATCCGAGCTATAGTGAGGAGCAACCAAATCAGAACGCACAGTGGACACAAATTGCAGCATAAGGATAATTAAATGCCAAGTACATATACAGTAAATCTAGGTATTCAGAAACCTGCTACGGGGGAACAGTCGGGAACATGGGGTAATACCACAAACGCTAACTTTGATATTTTAGACCAAGGTATTAACGGTGCTATACGTTTAACCCTCACAAGTGCGGGTTCGTCTGGTTCTCCTAACGCTTTAGCTATAAACGAAGGATCTGTTTCCGATGGTCATAATAAATGGATAGAGTTCTACAGTTCAAGTGATTTAGGTGGCAACGTTTTCGTACAGTTGACCCCAAATGATGCCGAAAAAATTGTTTTTGTCCGTAACAGCTTGGCAGGAAGCCGATCTGTTTTACTTTTCCAAGGTACTTACAACGCGGGTAGAGACTTAGAAATACCTGCGGGTGTGGATATGGTTGTTAAGTTTAGCGGAGGCGGGGCTAATGCGGCGACAGTAACAGACGTTTACACGAAACTACGTGCCACCGAAATAACAACGCCTTCTCTTACAGCTACAACTGCTGATATAAACGGAGGTACTATAGACAACTCCGTTATAGGTGGATCTACTGCCGCTGCTGTAACAGGCACGGCTATAGTTGCTAATACCAGTCTTAATATTGCGGGCGACGGCGCTACCGTTACAGGAATTAAAGACGAAGATAACATGGCATCTAATAGTGCCACAAAACTAGCCACACAGCAGTCCATTAAAACTTATGTAGACACACAAGTAGCTACTATACCCGTAGGTGATATTACCTCTGTAGTAGCCGGATCAGGTCTTACGGGTGGCGGCACTACCGGTGATGTAACACTAAATGTCATCGGTGGTACGGGTATAACAGCCAATGCTAACGATATTGCAATCGACGCTACAGTAGGTACATTGACAGGAACGCAAACATTTACCAATAAAACACTTACAAGCGCTGTATTGAATACATCTGTGTCTGGTACAGCGGTGTTAGACGAAGATAATATGGCTTCTAACAGCGCGACCAAGTTAGCCACACAACAATCTATTAAGTCCTATGTAGATACACAGGTCGCGACTATACCTACAGGTGATATTACATCGGTTATTGCGGGAACAGGGCTTACGGGCGGCGGCACATCGGGTGCTGTTACATTAAACGTAACTACACTTAACCAAAATACCACAGGTAATGCGGCAACAGCAACTGCACTGCAAACGGCTAGAACAATCGCAGGTGTTTCCTTCAATGGTACGGCTAATATATCATTAAATAACAACGCTATCACCAACGGTGCAGGTTATACAACAAATACAGGTGATATTACAGGCGTTACAGCGGGTACACAACTAACGGGAGGTGGTACGTCAGGGACAGTTACTCTTAATCTATCGCAAGGCGCAGGTTCGGGATTAGATGCAGATACACTTGATGGAGTACAAGGTTCTAACTTCTTGCGTAGTGATACAACAGATTACATGAACGCAAACTTAGTTTTTGCTGATAACGCAAGATTACAAATAGGTACAAACACAGATTTGCAACTGTTTCACGATGGTAATGACTCTTATATTAGAGAGGCAGGAACGGGCGTTTTGTTTATGGATAGTGATGACATACACTTTAGAAACGGGGCGGGTAGTAATACTTTAATGCAGTTAAGTTCCGATGTTTTGACTATGCAAGGTCAACTACAAATGAACGGCAATATAATTAATGATGTTGAGGATATATATTTAAGGGATAGAATTTTTCACGATGCTGATACAGACAATTGGTTTCAATTTGGTACGGACTCACAAAGTTTTGTTACAGGTGGTACAACTGCCGTCACAATCAATAACAATGATTTAGTATGTTATCGTAACCTAGCAATGAGTGGTCAAATTATTGATAATGTAAATCACATATATTTAGGTGATAGAATATTTCATCATGGTGACACTGATAATTATAAACAGTTTACAACAGACACTCAAAACTTTGTTACAGGTGGCAGTACGCGACTGCGCTTAAATAATACTGGTGCTATTATTTACCAAGACCTATACACGCCAAATAAAATTATACACTCAGGTGATACTGATACATATACACAATTTCATGCGTCAAACCAATGGAGAGTTGTTGCGGCAGGTAATGAAAGGTTTGAAGTTAGGACTGATGGTGTATTAGTATCAACTACACTTACAGCGACAGGCGATGTTATTGCATATGGTTCGTCAGACAAGCAACTAAAAGACAACATCAAGCCTATAGCAAACGCGATGGATAAAATAAGTAAGCTATCAGGTAATACTTTTGACTGGAACGATAAGCAGTCAGAATATCATGTTGGCACTAAAGATGTTGGTGTGATCGCACAAGAGGTTGAAGCCGTATTACCAGAAGTCGTAACTACTCGCGACAATGGTTATAAAGCGGTGCGCTATGAAAAAATGATAGCGTTACTAATTGAAGGCATGAAAGAACAGCAAGCTGAAATAGACACGCTAAAAGCAAAACTAGGTGATATGTAATGGCGATAGTAACGTCAGGCGCATTATCTTTAGGCACAACGTCAGGTACTAACCGAAGCCTTAGTGCCGAGTACGGGGGTAGTGGAGATTTACCTTTAAGTACGTATTATGCGGGTGCGGGCCTTGTTCCTGCGGGCACCGTGGATCCAGATGGTAATGCCGTTC